GCAAGACTACCTCCAAGACCCAAAGGTATTTCCATGTTTCCTTTAAGGAAATCACCTACGTCCTGATACCAAGGCAAGTCTTCTTCTGTAGGAGTTGGTTTTGGAGCAAAGTCTTCAAGAGTAGCCAAGCCGTTAGCGATTGCTTTGTCCTGTATTACTTCTTTACTGGTTCCCACAGGTACATCATAAATAGTCTTACCGTTAGGAAGCTCAACATCAAAAACTTCGCTCATTGTAGGTTACTCCATTGTACTCTTGTTTTTTCGGATTCAGCATCTTCAGGATACATTTGCTTAATCAAAGTATTAAACTCTTCTACTGTTTTTGTCTTTTGATATAATTTTGATTTAAAAATAGTATCATCAACTTTCTTTTTAAGCTGTCGTAAGATTCCTTTGTTTGCGGGGTTTCCTTTTGACATTCCTGCATATATTGCATCAAGACGGTCTGCTTCCTGATCAGAGATAATACCACCAAACAAAGGCTTTAAAGATTCCATCATGTTGAAACCAAGTATAATTTCTAACTGACCTTTGTCTGCACTCTTGACACCAAAAAAGCCTTCTAACTCAGTAGCCGCTATGTTTATTGGCCCTCCTGTTTCTATAGAATTTAACAGCATTTCGGCTTTTTCTAAATCAACTTTAGAAGCGCTTAAAGTAGGTATAGAATCTATCGCTTGAACTCTAAGTTGCCCATAAGTCTTTTCTTGCGCTTTTGCACCTTCCTGACCAGCTGTTCTGGCTGTCTCGCCTTCAGGAGTTAAAGCAAACTCGCCCCCTGTTACTCTAGTTTTACCAACAGGTTGATCTGGCCCCTTTGTTCCTATTGGAGAATATGTGTTTTCAATTTTTCCTGTATCTTTATTAAAAGCAGGAACCATTGTAAACGCATTTTGATCTTCATCTTGAACAGTAAATGTAGTTCCTTTTAAAAACCCACTACTCTTAGGGTCGTTTAAAAAATCTTTAAAGTTAGAAGGATTTAATTGACCAGACTCTGCAAGCTGTATTAAAGCAGGTTGAGCAGGAAATTTGTTTCTAATGTATTCAGAAAAAGAAATCCTATCAGCCGCTTCCTTATCTTCAAGCTCTTGTTTTTGAGCCACAGCAGATTCTTGAGCTTTAATTCTGTCAGCCATTTGTGCCGCACGTAAAGGATCAACACGAGACACAATGCCGACTAGCTTCTTCATGTCATCCGCGTTGTTTAAATCTAAACTTGACAACTCTGCTTGCATTTTTTCTTGAGGAGTACGCATATCTACCCCAAACAAGTTATAACTTAAATCTCTAGCCCCTTTATTCATTCTTTGAGCGTTTGAAGCTGATTGTTGCAATAGTGCTTCTTTCCAGCTACCACCAAAACTTCTAGGCTGTTCGTTTAAGGGGGTGTTTGTAAGCAAACCTACTAAATCTCTACTAGCCATTTTATTCTCCTATTATCCGAAAAGACCGCCAAGCGCACTACCTATTGCTCCACCAACTGGCCCTCCTAGTGCAGTACCCGCGGCTCCTCCTAGAGTGCTAAACAATCCTGATTTACCTCCACCCTGTCCTGCAATGGCGTTTCCAATACCTTGAGATTCAAAGTAAGCTTGCAAAGCCGCTAACTCTGCCTCCGATTGAAGCACTGCACCAGCTTCTCTACCGCTTTGTGCTTGCGCTGATATAGGAGTAGCTGTTTGAATTAGACTACTTAGCTCCTGCTGTGGTTTATAACCTAGACCCATAAGACCACCAGCTAAACCAAAAGCTTGTTGTCTGTCTGCTTGAGATTGTCCATAAGCTTGATAAGCCGCTTCATTACGTGCTTGTTCTTTAGCTAATTCTAGTGCAAATTGCTCTGGACTACCACCATACTGAGAAGTCATTAAACCTAGCCTACCTTGGCCTCTTAAACGGTTCTCTAGCTCAAGTCGTTGACGTTCTTCCTCTGGGCTTTGTATGCCTCTTATTTGCTCATATAAAGCCTTTTGTCGATCAAGAGGATCACCGCCTAGCTCATCTAAGAAACCGCCTGTCATGCCAAACAGACGGTCTTGTAGAGCTTGTTGTTCTTCAGATAGGTTCATATCAAACCCACCTTGTTCGTTAACATCCGCACCACCTAAGCTAGATGTGACACTAAAGGGTTGAAAACGACTAGCCTCAACTGATGCATCGCCTATTTCTTTTCCTTTACCTAAAATATCATCACCTAATTTTTTCATATCTTTAGATAATGCTCTGTTGCCAAAGTAGCCTGAAATAGCGTTTCCTAAACCACCAAAGTTCATCCCATCAAACATACCGCTTGCACTACCGCCTGTTGCTTGTTGTGTAAGTCCGCCACCTAACATTAGTAACTCCCTCCGCTAATTGTACCTGATAGTGTTCCTGTGAGGCTACTTGCTGATAGTGTTGAAACAGTAACTACACCTGTGAATGTTGGCCCTGACAAGTCTGCTTTAGTTGCAATAGCTGTAGCGATAGAGTTAAACTCATCGTTTATTTCTGTACCTTTTACTATTTTACCTGCACTACCTGTTGGTAAATTATCTTTAGCCATAAAGTCTGTGGCTTTTGTATAATTACTCATTAAAAAAGTCTCCCTAATAATACGTTTATATCAATTTTTTGTATTGAAAATTCACTACCGCTAATTGTAGACTCTAAACCAACAGTGACTACGTTTCCATGTCCTGAACCGTGTACATTAGGTACTTGAGTTTGAGTACCTGCTGTGTATTCAGAAGTTGTAACATTGTATTCGCTTACACCATAATAAGCTATGTTTGGGTTAGTTCTTTTAGAGTTAAAAGTTTGTTTGTAATAGGAGTCTGAGTAATCATATCCCCAACTTAATACAGACTGTGCCTCTGCATCTCCAATGATTGTCATTTTAAACTTCTTAAGAAACTTAATGTTTGACGAGTTTCCAAAATCTAAAGGATTGCTAAAATAAGATAAAGGATAAGAAGAGACTGAATAAGTATACGTACCGCCAACAAGAGTACACAAGCCGTCTACAAAACCTGTGTATTTGTATATGCCGCCTTGTCTTCCCATATATATAAAGCCTTCCTGCGTTCTTGTATAACACAACGCAATAGGAGTTGCCCACGTAGTAACTCTGTGTGATCCATCAGGTAACGCCTGTCGCATATCAAAACAGTACGTTATGTTGCCTGTAGGTAAAGTTAAAAGATAGAAGGCTTCCTCTGGGCTATACAAGGACTTAACAGAAGATAGCGTAGAGTCTAGTATTCTTTCCTCGTTGACCTGTCGTACTAAGTCATTCCTGACGTTTCTGCTTATGTCTCTCATTGGCATAGACTTTTCTTGAATGACTCTACCAAAGCTACGCACACCTGCGTCAGACAGGAACACAATGTCAGTACCTGTGTGCTGTACAGAATCTCTAGCAACACAACCTACACCTTTGACAGTATCATGTAAAACCATTGTAGTAGGATTGTCTGCACCTGAATAAACAACAATAGACATCCTACCAAAAATAATAAGAAAGTTATTGTGTGCCGCAAGTGCTACAACTTCATCATAACCAGAAGGCCATACTGTTGTTAAGTCAATAGCACCTGTAGAACCACCATTCCAATCATTTCCATTAAGAAGGTCTGACCAGTATATAGTATGTTTATTGCCTGTGATGTCTGCTATCCATAAACGACCAAAAGCCGCTAATACTTCATTGGCTTGATAAGGAGCATCAACACTTCCTGCAATTAGAAGAGTAACTGTGTGACTGCTTCCTGATCCTGTTAAAGTCGGAGAAAAAGAGACTGCACCTGTTGTTTTATAAGTAAATTTAAAACCATCAGATGCATCGTTTAATGCTACAGTAAATAATAAATTACTATAATTAGAAGCACCTTGTATTGCAGTGACTTGTTCAGCAACACTAGTGTAGGATGCAGATGCTATACTAACTGTTGTAGTGCCGTCATTAACTACAAGTGTTGTCGTCTCTGAAGCTGTTGCTGTTGCATTGAATACCGAAACAATACCATTAGGGCCGTCAAAACCTGTAACTGATGTCAGCTTAACAAGTCCTTGGCTTCCAGAATCAGTGTAAACTAAAGGCTCATGTCCTGTCTGGTAAAAATAAACATGATCATTAAAGTTTACAATCTTCCACTTGTTATTATTTATAGTGTAACCTGATGGAGTTATGTCAGTTAAAGTACCAACGCCACTAAATATCTTATTGTTACCTGCTGAGAAAACAATCTTATCTCCGCTTTTATCTAAAGATTCAAAGATTGTCTCTACTTTTACAGTGTTTGTACCTACTGTAGAAGCCCCTGTAGTGTTCTCAGTTGAAGACAGCAATACTGAGCCTTTTCTAGCCCCTACTCGTCCTAGTTTATCAATAACACAGTTAGTTGCAATAGACGCATAGCTAGGGTCAAGACCCACAGGAGAGTCCTGCGTGTTGATACCTCCAAACGCAGGTGCATTAATTGTTACATTCTGTAGTTGTTGAGCCACTATACAGGTCTCCAAACAGTTTCTTCTGGATGTCGAGCTACGTCAAATGCAATCATGTCGCCTAGTGTTTGATCCGCTATGGCAAACAGTTCTGCTGATGATGTACCGCCAGTTTCCCCTCGCTCTCTTGAAGCTAAAGCAACAGCATAGTGTATCACAGGATTAGAAGGCACATGTAAAATTGCTGAATCTTCAACTAGTGTCTCTTTCTTATCTATAGTGTTGACACGTATAAAATAGTTATCATCTGGAATGGGATATAAATCAAGGATTGCCTCTCCATTATCATTAAAGCCATTCCAAGAATAATAAGCAGGAGAACCCTTAGCTGGAGGATTGTTTAGAAAAGCATTGTTCATCCAACTAGATGTCACAGGCTTTAAGAAATAATTAGATGTGTCATTTATAATATCAAGAATTTTAAGACTGATGTCAGAACCTTCAAGCTGATACCTAAAAATATCAGTTGTTGTGTCAATAGTAAAAGTAGTTCGTAAAGCTGACCAATCCCAAGAGTCCTCTACAATCCTTTTAGAATCATTTACAAACTCTCCTATTAACCTTGAATAGCTATTTTCTGACACAGACTGAATTGTATCGTCTTCTCTTAGCCTTCTTAGTACACTCTGTACAAGCTGTAAGTAAGTCATTAGATTGTGTATCCTTGCTTTGTTAATTGCATTATTTGTCTCTCTGTACGCCCTTAGCTTTCTCTACTGTTCTCATGGCTCCAAGACCTAACATACCTAAAAGAACAGGCATCATTTCAGATAGAGCAATTAAAGGTATTACTATTTCAGATTCAACCAAGGCTAGTATAAAGTTAGCCATAGGAATCAAGATAAAATTACCTGCCATGCCCATTGCACAAATCCAGCCTACTGCTGGCCGCCAACCCGCGACAAACATATTGTTATGTGCGGCTTCCACTTTGTTTACTTCAAGCTGTCCCTTGGCAAGCTCATGTGCGTGTCTTTCTGCCATTGTAGCTATTCGGTGAGCTAGTAAGTTTTTCTGATCTTTATTCTCTACAAACTTATCTAATAAACTTGAAATAGGCTCAATCAAAGAAGGAAGAATAGACATTATGCAGTTCTTTTCCACATGTATACAACAATGGAAGGCTGTATTACTGATACTGTGGCTGTAGAAGAAGTAACTGGCGCTGGAGAAGTAGCATGAGCCATATCGTCTCTATCAGAACTATCAGTAGTTCCATCACCTACAATTAAAGCTCCGCTAGTAGTTGGGTTTATTAAAGCACCACCTGAGCTTCCTGTTAAACCGTAACCAGTGACAGGAATTACAGTGTCTACCGCAACGTCAACAGTCTTAGCGCCTATTGTTTCTTCCGCTGTGTCAAAGTCTGTGTCTTCGCTATCTAAACTTACAAGCGTTCTACCTTTTCCGAATCTTTCCCAAGTTCCACCAAAGAGTGTACTAGGAGGTGTAAAGTCCACAGAGATATAAACAGCACCTACAGGATAAGCCTGTAATGCTCCTGCAATCTCAACTACAGCATTCGTACTATCTTTAACGTACAGTTTTTTATCGGCAGTATTGACTGCTAACTCAGCACCAAAAGTAGTAGAGCCGTTACCTACTGCAAGATCAGAAGCAAGAGGAGCGCCAGTAATGTTTCTTGATTTAGTTAAAAGAATAGTCATATTTATTTCTTACCTAATAATTGTTGAACTGTATCTGTTTCGTAAATTCTAATGCCTAGCCAGACAATAGTAAATAAACTAGCCAAGGGAGGCAACCAAGCGGCTAAAGAAAGAACCCCTGTTGAGGCCGCAATCACATCTACAGTTTGTTTACTTTGTTCGTCCAGCATAATAAGTTCCTTTTATTTGTCTGACATTGCTTGTGTTGTTTGATAACGGAAAAAGATTCCACCCATTCCGAATAGGATACTGGCTAACATGATAGTTTCAGCAGATAGGTTAAGCTGTAGGACGTAGACCTGTAGAGCTGCTAATGTAACACCAAAAACTTGCCATCTGTTGCTACGACTACGCCAGAATTGTTTTACTCTGTCCATGATAATTCTACCCACTCTTGGTTGTCTTCATCCCACTCATGTACACCTTCCTCTGGATAGGGTACAGGTGAGTCCCATAAACAAGTGTCTTCGTTTAGTGTCCAGCTAGGATAAGGCTGTGGAGGTATGAAAGCATCACGCTCCTCATCGAATGTGTAGCCAATCCCTGCATAGTTCTTGCGGAAAGGAGTACCATCGTTAGCGTGAACACCGCCACT